GGTATCTCTAAGAAATCTCATTAATCTTTCTACCTCAGCTATAGATTTATCAGAACCGTATTTCAACCCTTTAGCAAATAAATATTCAGCTAATCCCATTATTCCTAACCCTACACGACGAGAATTATGCGCCTTTATATCAATTTCTCTCAATGCATATTTATTAACATCAATTACATCGTCTAAAAATCTTATAGCTAGTTTAATAACCTCTTCAAGCTTCTTCCAATTGGTATTAATAGTACCAGTAATAAAGTGTGGTAATACTAAAGAGCCGAGATCACACACATCATAGGGAGCTAAAACTGCTTCGCCACATGGATTCGTGCCCATAACAGGATCATAATAATAAGAATTATTTTTAATCAAATTATTCCAATTCAATAGCCCAGGCTCAGCACATCTTACCATGTTTTCTATTATTTTATTCCATATCATTTTGGCTTTTACTTTATCATACGACTTATGAGCAAATTTAAATTCCCAGTCGGCATTAGCCTCTACCGCCTCTAAAAAATCGTCGGTTACAGCAACAGAAATATTATATTGCTTCAATGTACCATCTACTAATTTAGCATCAATAAATTTTATTATGTCTGGATGCGAAACTGACATAGAAGCTAAAGCAGCAGCTCGTCTAGATCCACCACTCTCTACAACTTTAGCAATAGCATCAGACGCTTCTAAAAAGCTAACTGGGCCAGAAGAAAATCCTTCAACTGTTTTAATAGGATCTCCTTCTGGGCGAAGTGAACTCATATTTACGCCTATGCCGCCGCCCTCTCCCCATAAAATGAGAGAATCTTTATAAAATTGGCCTATCTGTTCCCTTGAATCGCCTATAGGTAAATGATAGCAATTAAATAAAGAGCCTCCTTGTCTACCGGCATTTCTTAATATTCTACCACCAGGTAAAAAATCAACATTATATATTGCTTCTGAGAATTTTTCAGCGTATATATTGGATCTACTATTCTCTGCCATACCAATAACTGCGCCAACTCTTCTACAACAGTTTTCCCAATCTTCTCCTTTCATAAAATATCTGTTTGCAGCAACTTTTACAGCCATATCTGTTAATTTACCATTACTCATTTCTTATTCTCCTCTTATTTTCCAGTAGATCCAAAACCACCATCATTTCTATCTGTTTCACTCAACTCATTCACTTCTTTGAATTCTATTTTTTCATATTTTTTAACTATCATTTGAGCAACTCTATCGCCTTTTTTTATTACTACACCATAATAATCAGGCGAACTAGCAATTAATTTCATAGGTATAAGTATTTCACCACGATAATCATTATCAATAATTCTTGAACTAATTATAATCAACTCTTTTTTAGAAGCTAACCCGCTTCTATTATAAATTTCAGCATAATATCCTTTTGGCATTTCTATTGATATACCAGTTCTAATAAATTTCACAGCTTCTGATGACAAAGCTTTTACCATATAATCCTCAATAGCATATAAATCAACAGCAGAAGATCCATCAGTAGCATAAATGGGTATTATAGCATCTTTATGTAATCGTTTAATTTTTACTTCCATAATTTTACTCCTTATTCAATTGGCTGAATAAACCAACCAAATATTTTTTCTCTAGTTCCCCTTTTAGAATCTAATTCAGCTTGTATATTATTAGCTTTTTGTTTAAAATTAGGATTAGCGCAAAGGCCATCCCCATATGCTATCCCTTCCGGATCATCTCTATAATCCCAAACGCCGCCCAATTTTTCCGAACCATCCTCTCCATCAATAATAACTTCCATAGCCAAACCAAGTGGGTGTAAAAATCTGCGATTTAATTCTTGTAAATATCCTTTAGCCCTAAATTCTTTTATGTCTATTCTTTTTACCTCTTTATTCAATTCCATTTTATAATTTCTCCTTCTATTTTTATCCTTTCAACCAACAATCTCCTATCAAAGCTGCAGCTTCCATTTTTACTGTTTTAAAAAATTCAGCGAAGCCATTTACCAAACATTGCGAAACTATTGGAGCAACTTCTTCGGATTGGTCTTCTTTTACTTCTACAATTACTTCATCATGAACTGTCAATATAAGTTTCGCATCATAATTTTTAATATGTTCATAAACATATATCATTGCTTGCTTAATAGTATCGGCGTTGCTGCCTTGAACAGGATGATTTTTACCAGCTCTTTCTACAGAACCTCTTAGTCTATTAAACATGGAATCTGAAGGATCTGGTAATTTATAAAATCTTTTTCTGCCACTAATAGTGGTACTATATCTATTAATTACAGCGGATTTGCCACTTTTATCAAGATATTCCTTAACTTTTCTATATTTATTAAAATATTTATCTATTAAAGTCTGCGCTTTTTCTTCACTACATCCTAATCTTTTAGATAAACCTATAGCAGTCAATCCATATGCAAGGCCAAAATTAATTGCTTTAGTAGCATCTCTATATCCCCGCTTCTTCGGATCATTATCTGATAGCTTTTTGTCTCTTTCGACCTCTTCTGGTGTTACACCGAACATTTCACAAGCAGTTCTAGTGTGCAAGTCCTGACCAGTCGCATATACTTCTAAAAATGCTGGATCCCTTGAATAATCTGCAAGTATTCTTAATTCTGCCTGTGACATGTCACAAGTTATAAGTTTATATCCTGGCGGAGCAACAAAACAAGATCTATATCTTTGTTCTTTTGGAATATTTTGAAGGTTTGGATTAGAAGAGCTTAACCTGCCTGTACTAATCATTTGAGTAAAATCAGTATGTAATTTATTAGTTAGAGGATGAATCCTATTAATCAGGGCCTCTCCATAAGTAGTTATAAATTTTTCATATTTTCTATAGTCTAAAAGTGATTCAATAATAGGGTTATTCTTATATTTAACAAGTTCTTTTACATCGGTGCTCTCAACTGGTATGCCCAAACTATTTAAACCTTTTACTAACTGTAATGGACTATCTAAATTTAATAATGATACTCCGAATAAAGTAGTTTGATTAATCGTTTTATTTAAAATATTAGAAATTTTACTCTGTAATAAATCTCGTTCCTTTGTCATTTCATCTAAAATTCCATACCATTTTTCAACATCTAAAAGAATGCCGTTTAATTCCATTTCAGCTAACGGTTTAATAAATTCAAATTCCAATCTAGCAGCCCTAGTTAATCCTTCTTGCTTTAATTGAGATAACTGTAAGTTATAAACATCTCTTAATAAACTTACGTCATTAGCAGCATATCGTAATTGATATTCCTGATATTTTTGATCATATTTTTTGAAAGTCGGTCCAACATCTTTTGGCATGTTTAAATGAAAATATTTAGCTGCCAAATATGATAAATTTGCTTTTGGATTCAAGCCCAAAAATAACAATTGTTCAGCAAGCATAGTATCATACATTCTATTAATTTCAATATTAAAATTGGTTTTCAACATTTTATAATCAAAAACAGCATTTTGCAATATTTTTAAATATCTATCATCTTCTAATAATGGTTTAAAAATTCTTGCGTCAACATTTCCTTCTCTCACATCAAAAACAAAAGCTTTACCTATAATGCCTAGCTGTAGTAATACTACTTTATCAACTAAAGGATCAAACCCAGTGGTTTCTGTGTCTACTTCTATCATAGGATAACGCTCTATTTTCTCTAAAATTCTGGCCGCAGCCTCACTATTAGTTATATATTCATATTGTGTTGGGGGAAAGTCAGACAATGCACCATTATTAACCGATATTTTAGACATTTTTACTCCTTTTTATTAAATCTTTTACTAGTATTCTAAGAACCAGTTATCCATTAATCTACCAAATTTTTGCCCTATTAAATCCAATTTTTTATTGCCCATTTGGTTTTCCTCTCAATATGAGCATTGTTTTGAATAAATTATTCATCAATACATGCTCCTGCTTTGGCCCGTAATAAGGTATACTAATTATATCTATAATTTTAGAAAATTTTTTAGCTTCATCTATACTTCTTGCATTCCTTAAACATCCAGCAATAAAACCAGTAATTACTATTCGTATAGTTTCTACTGGTATATTTTTTATTTTCTTATAAGCATCTAATATATCTTTCCAGCCGCTCTTTAATAATATTTTACAAAATTCAAAAACTTCTATTTGATCTATTTCAATTCCCGCATTAATTATCAATGATGCAGCTTCTTTTGTCCATGTATTATCTGCTGCCACCTGTTGTAAAAAAGAAAGTGCCTGCCGTGGCACCCCATTTGATTCAGACGTAATATATTTTAATATCTCTTTATTATAAGACATTCCTTCAAACTCTGACACATTTTCTAATAAAGAACATATTTCTTCATCAGAAAGTCGGCCTAATTGAGTAATCTTACAACGATTTTTCAATTCTATTTTCTTTATTTGCTCAGGATGATTAGTGCACAGAATTATATAAACATGTTCCCTATTATCTTCCAGCGTTTTTAAAAGAGAAGATTGTGATTTATCACTAAGTAAATGTGCCTCATCAATAATTAATATTTTATATCTATCATCTGATAAAGGAGCGCATGGAAGATTGTCCAAAATATCACGCATAGTATCTATATTGCCAGCCCTCCCCCCATCAACTTCAATAACTGACATAGAGTTTAAATTAAGTATTGCTTTACAAGAAGAGCATTTACAACAAGGATCCGGAGTAGGGCCTTCTTTACAATTCATTCCAAGAGCAACAATTCTTGCAATAGTAGTTTTACCTACACCGCTAATTCCTGTAAACATAATACTATGTGGAAGAGTTCGCTTTTCAATACCAGTAGCAATCATATTTTTAATTGTCTGATTACCTATTATTTCCTTGACTGTACATGGGCGATATATTTTGTCTAAATCGCCTTCGCCACGCCTAATTATCATAGTCTTCTCCCAATTAAAGTTACTCACTTTTATTATAGAATAAAATGCTAATTTTGCTAGATTAGTTTATTCATTTTTAGCATTTTTTCTCAAAAAAATCATAAATTTTTGCTAAAACCCCCAAATTATTCAGAATTTTTAATATTTTTTATTCGATCTTGTAATAAGTATAGCAATTCCGAAAAAATTCCTTGTCCTCCATTTTTTACAAAATTTGCAAAACAAATGTTTTTTAAATATTCCCCAGCATCGTCTGGACAAATAGACTCTGGTATCAACTGTGCACATTTTCTATCTGAAATCATAGAAGCTATATAAATAGTTTCATCTGGAGTACAAGAATATCTCCTCAAAATTTCTATTAATCTATCATATTTTTCCTTTTCATTTTTGCCCCAATAAAATGGTATATTACGACGTCTACACATATTATAGTTAATACGATTATCGCTGGATAAAAATACAAATTTAAAATATTTCTTAAGATCATTTATCGCATCAAAATCCCTACTCTGATAAACTTTATAAAATACATTCCCTATTTCATCCTCAGCATAAGTACCATCGGTTATTATTCCATCCATTTCACTGACAATAAGCCGAGCATTTTTACCAAAAAGTTCTTCTTCCATTTTTATCTCCTTTTACTTAATTCATCTATACCAATAGTAGCTGTTCCCATTTTTCCAACTACTATTCCAGCTGCCTTATTTGACAATCTGACCGCTGACCATATATCCATACCAGAAGCAATCGCTAGAGAAAGCGTTGCTATAACCGTATCACCTGCTCCAGATACATCAAATACTTCTTTAGCGGTAGTTTTAATATGTAATATTTTATTTTCGTCTTCAAAGAGCGTCATACCATCTTTTCCTTCGGTAATAAGTATAGATCCACAAACTATTTCATGAAATATTCTTTTCGCAGCAAAATTTAAATCTCCATCATTTTTTATTTCGAAGCCGCAAAAAATAGAGGCCTCTTCTTTATTAGGAACTATTATATTTACATGTCTATGCGCTATAAAATTATCTTTGTGAGGATCTGATATAATAAATTTTGAAAAATTATTTAGATCCCTTAATCTAAACATTAGCTGAGGAGAAACTACTCCTTTATTATAATCAGATATTATTATACCATCAACGCTTTTTATATTACTTTTTATAACTTCCATAAGACTATCAACAAATCCATTTTTAATTTCTTCTCTGCTTTCCTCATCAAACCTGACTATCTGATGATTATTTCCAATAACTCTTGTTTTAACTGTAGTTGGTCTATCAGGATCTATTATGATCGTATTAATTGGTAAATCTAACTCTGTAGCTTTTCTTAGTATAGTTCCTCCGATTACATCTGCGCCAATTATGCCGCATAATATAGCCTTTGCTCCAAGAGTAACTATATTATGCGCAACATTAGCAGCGCCGCCAAGTGTTTCTGTCTTTTCTTTAACTTCTACAATAGGCACTGGCGCTTCTGGAGAAATTCTGTAAACATTTCCCCAGATATATCTATCTAGCATTATATCACCTATGACAAGAATCTTAATTTTTTCAAATCTATTTATCTCCATCTCTTGGCTCCTTTTTAGATTCAAAATAATATTCCATATTAATTAGCTCCTCTAACCTATTATTATATATTTCATTAAATAAATCATCTTTTTTGAAAGATTTATAATATTCATAATATTCATTATATTTATATTCATCATTTTTTATCAAAAAATTTTCCAATGTTTTCGGATCTCTTCTTTTTCTCCATATACCTAAATGTAAACCATGATGTGGTCTAAACCATCCTTCTGGTAAAGAAAACCCAGATTCAACAACCATTTTATAAAGCGTTTCCTCATTTTTGGCATTGATTAATTCTCTGTTTTTAAGCTTGCCTCTGTGTTTTTGGACAATCCCGTCCATTTTAGAATAATATTCATGTTTTTTTATAAAATGAAGCCCAGATAGTCTTTTAGAATTAGGCCTAACACTATTACTATAAGGCAATTTAGTTTTTATACAATGATTTAAATGTTGTTCTAATAATGATTCATCCTCTCTACATATAAGTATATCCACATCCCCTATATAAATATAATCATATTTATCAAAATCATTAGAATTAAGCATCCATCGCAAAGTTTTTAATTCATGGCCGACTTTAGGATATCCTTCAAAACAATTTTCTTTTATTTCAATAATACCTAATTTATTTAATTCACTGATAATGCTTATATATTTATTATTAAGACCTTCTGTTAAAAATAATTTTATACTATATTCAGGATATGATTTCAGACAAAAATATAAAAATATAGGTATATATTTTTGATACGCTTTATTCACTATTGTAGATATACATAATTTATTGCTCATTTTTTATATAATCTTTTATTAAATTTTCTATAATATTAGAATGTCCTTTATCAAATACACGCACAACTATATTATTATCACTCAATAATTTAAGATATTCGGATAATTTATTTTTAAGTTCAGAAACTTTAGAAATATCTTCTCCTCTTGGAGATCCAGCAAAAATATTAATATATTTCAACAAGCCGCTACTAATAACATCTCTCATAAGAAACCATTCAGCACCTTCAATATTAAATCTTACTATATTAAAAGCGTTTTTAAAATTAGGCACATTTTTTGATGCCCAGTCTGAAAAAAGTATACCATCAACTTCATCATAAGTATTTATATTTACATTCGATTTTGTTGAAAATATAGAATCTCCTTGGCCTTTTTTATTATCATGGTATAATTTCACAGCTTTATTCTCATTAGTTATAGCCTTATTTAGTATAGATATTCTTTTATCCATAAAATTAGCTTTTAAATATTTATACATTTTTTTATTGGGCTCAAAACAATATATTTTATAATCAGTTATATTTAGCTTATTACAAATATCTGTAAATAATTTAACTTCTGCGCCATTATACGTCCCTAAATCAAAATAATTTATATCTTTGGTATTTAAATAAGGAAGAATCTTATCAAGCTCTTTGGTTCTCCATGTTCTAGCATAAAAATGTAAAACTTCTATTTTATTTTGTTTTAGATCTTCAATTATAAGATCTGTTTGTTGAGGCTTCCCTGCTTTTCTATTATATACATCAACATCAAGATCTATTACTTTATGACTTCCAGTTCTATAATATTTTCTTATTATATCTGAAAATGCAATCTGAGCATAAGAACCTTCATAAGCTACAACTCCCTTGCCTTTTTCATAGTTTAGTTTTTGTTCTTTATACCAGTCATCAAAAAATTTTCTATTATGCTCCGTATTGTATAAAAAATAAATTCCAGCACTTACAGATATATTTTGCCTATTCAATCTTGTAACAGCAAAATCAAAGCTATGATCTTCAAATATATGCCCTATATCTCTAATTAAATAACAATCGATATCTAAGAATATTAATCTTTCCTCTGCTTTTTTTACAACATCTTGAGCTGCAAACACACGTCTGCCGGTATTTATTAACCAATCATCTGTTATATGATTAAATAAATTAATTATAGTTATTCTATCGTTGTTAGACTTCCAATCAGGATCATCTGTGTAAATATATATATGTTTAACAGACATTCTTAACCATGAATCTATTACAAAATCATAAGCATCTTTATAATTTTTTGAACACATTGTAAATATAGAATAATTAGTCATTGTTTTTTCTCCTAAACAGCATCATTTCATGGCTGCCTATATTTTCATTTATTAACTTAACCAAATAGAATCCACAGCCATTAAATATATTGGAATAATATTCACTATTATTATATTTACTACCTCTAGCCCTAACTATAAATTCATTTGACAAAGTGGTTATATATTTTATAAATTTAATCTCCCTGTCTCTATATATTTCATCATAATGATGTCCTTTAATTATATTTCCTCCTCTACCTACCCAATATAATACAGCTATAGCAAATATAATATCAAATTTTCCTAAATTCATTGATGATAAATTTTCTAAACTATCATTAATGAATTTTACATTTGGAACATTGAAATATTCTTTTAAAAAAGCACATTGCTTTAAATGCTTCTGCTCTCGCTCTATACCTATAACTTCTTCCGCGCCCATTTGAGCAGCTCTTATACAAAATAAACCAGCATTAGAGCCTAAATCTAATATTCTTTTTCCTGATAATGATTCTGGTAAAAGTTGTTTTATATAATTCCAAGCATACTCACCAGATAATTTACTATGAGAACTAACAGCAGAAATTTCATTATTAAACTGTACGTTTTGATACCATGGCCTTAATTTTTTTATCTCATTATATAACCGATCATTATTCATATATTATCTATTCAACTTTCTTTGGCTCATTTTCTAATACATTAACACCACTTGTTAATAATCTATCTATTTCAATTTTCTCGGCCTTAATCTGTTTTAATAAATTTTTCTTATATTCAGCTCTATATTTGTTTAGCTTTCCAACATTTTCTTTTTTATTTTGCGCATCTCTTTGAATTTCTTTTTGTATAACCTTCTTAAGATGTTCTGGATTACCATAATCAAAAAGATCTTCAGCAAGCAATTCTTGATCAGCTCTATATTCCTGCAATTTCCATACTATTTTCTTCGCCATTATATAAGCGTCTTCCAATAATTTTTTAATTCTTATTGAATCAGGATCATTTTTATTAACTAATATATCATAGATCTGTCTATGTACCTCGCATATAGTTCTTATTTTTTTGACCATATATATATTCCTTTCTTACTATACATTTTACAATTCTTCAAATTTTATTGGTTCTGCTTTTTCATTGCCCCATATCCAATTTCTTTTATCACAATCAGATATAACATGTTTTACATTTCCATATTTAGCATAGCCCCTTAAAAAAGCTAATATTTTTTTTCTTTTATATTTTCCCCTACAATTCTTCAAACACAGTTTGGACATGCGTACAATATGCTCATCGTAGGTCTCATAAAGCAATTTTTTTAAATCTATATATATAGTAGAACTATTATTCCACACAAAATTTTTAAAATGATTGTCTACAGGCGATATTTTACCTATATCACGTAGTTCACTTATGTATCTTGCTAAATCAATACAGACTGGCTCTATCATAGTTGGATTTTTTTCTATTTCATCGTGGATTGTATTCCCTTCTATCCATTCTGTAGTCTTATAAATTTGCCCATTAGTTTCCTTCACATCATACAACTCTGGAATCCTAAGCCCTAATTTTAATGCTTCTTTATGTATTGGCAATGATCTAAATAATTTATGTCTTTTATTAAAGATTTCTAATTTAGCCTGCTTGCCATCATATATAATTTTTTTATAAGCCATTATCCACACCTTTTATTTATGTTTAATAGCAAAAATAATTCTCGCATTGTGATTGCCAACAAATTCATCTATTACTGCGTACTTCTTATTAAAAAAATCTCTGATTTCAATTTTTGTAGCAGCAAAACAATCGGCAGAATCTACGTTTTCTACCTCTCCATGCCAATGAATATAACAAACACCATTTCTTTTGACACAGCTCATCCAATTATCCAAACACAGTTCTGGATCATATGAATGATCAAAAGAATTGCTATAAATAAAATCTACATTATTAATCCACCCATCCTTAACTTTGTGAAAGTCCCATTGTATTACATTCTTAAATTTATTAGCTGTCGGCGAAATTTCAGTTCCTATAATTTCTATATTTAATAATTTTCTTAGTCGCTGAACTTCCCAGCCATTTCTAACACCATGACAAATACCAAATTTTAGATCAGGAATATTTTCTTTAATATGTTTAGACAATAAAATTATTTCCTTTTCCTTAATATATACAGTTTTTAATTTATTCACATTTTTAGCTAATTGAGCTTTATAATATTCATTATAATCCTTATGTTTATATAATTTCATTGTTTTATTTCCTAATTTCTAAGTTTATTGTTAAATATATGATTTCCACAATTAAATAAATAATCAAGAATAGATAAATTAGCTTCAAAATTGCCCCATAATTGATTATATATTGGGCATTCATAGGTCACATATGTCAACTTAATTCCATTTCTATTAAATAATTCTTCATCATTATATACCTTAGCTCCTGCCCCAGATAAATATACAGAGGCACCAAGCTTATTACAAATATCTATAATTAATTCTGATTTATGTCCAAAATCAAAAAGTATTTCAGATAATCTAATCCGCCTATTATTTATGTTTAAATAGTTAGCAAATGTCTCAATTAAATTAATATTTATATCAACAAATGTGCCTTCTGTGCTAATCGCTGATTCATATAATTTAAATATTTCAGAAAAATATTTCGCTTTAGAATAATTTGTTTTAATAGTTTTAAGATGCTTAGTTTTCCATCTTAGATCGGCAAATTTTACATCAGTATATTTTCCATTTTTAGAAATGCTGATTGGAATAGTAAGATATTCAACTCCTTTAGCCGTCTTTATTCTATTTCGTGCCCCAAATCCTCCGCGAGAATATTCTAAACTATCTAAATAAACAAATATGTCGCAATCAAACATCTTTTGAAAATATCCCAAATAAGGAACATAATTAGGTTGATGAGCTGCTACTATCATTTTATTACCCATCTAATCACTTCAAAAGATTCAGCATATGAACATCCTATTTGAACGCCTCTAACTTTAGCTAGACTTCTGATCAAATCTTCTGTAGCCTTATTTCTATGCGCTTGTGATTTATAACATTTCATTGCTTCTATTTTTTTCAGCAAATGATCTTCTTGTAAAAGAATAAAAGCACTAGTATTAAATACTAAATTATTCCACGGAACTTCATATCCCAACATTGTAATATTTTTAAATGCTCGAAATCCCTCTTGAGCAACTACTTGATGATCTTGATGCGTGTCATCAAGACAAGGAAGAAAAACTATATCAGGCTCTATAATAGATTTAAATTTTATCAGGTCTTCTAAAATTTCTTGCCTATATGACAAAAAATCTCTAACTGGATATGATAAAACTGTTAGATTTTCTTTTGATATTCCAAGTATTAATGTAGCTTCTTTTACTTCTTTTTTCAAAATATTTCTTGGAAATTGCTTCAGTACCGATTTTTCAGCTGCTGAAAAGGCCAAATAAAAAACCTTTTTACCTTCTTGGATAAATCTAGCAATAGAACCACCGCAACCAAATTCTCCATCATCAGTATGAGGCGCTAATATTAAAACTCTATTGATATCATTCATTATATTTTTCCTTTTTTATATACCATTCTATAGTTTTTGATAATCCATTCTGACTATTTATAACAGGTTTATATCCAATCAATTTATGCGCTAATCGAATATCTGCTTTATGACACATTACATCTGCCAGTCTTTGTTTATTATAACTGACTAATATTTTTTTTTCGCATATTGCTAAGATTTTATCAACCCAACTATTCATGGAATAATTAATTCCACTACCAATATTTAATATTATATTTCTTAAATTATCATGACTATATAAAAGAATAGCTGCACTTACTACATCAGATACATATGTAAAATCTCTAGACTGTTTTCCATCTCCAGTGATAACTATTTCTTTATCATTCAATATATTCATAATAACTTTTGGAGTTATTGCTGCATATTGTCCAGCATTTTGTCTAGGCCCGTATATATTAAAAGGACGAAGTATTACTGCGTTTATATCAAATGTTTTACAATATGAAAGTATCAATAAATCTGAGGCTGCTTTACTTGCTGCATATGGTGTAGTAGCATTTAAAGGATGTTTTTCATCCATAGGAAGATATGCAGCTGATCCATAAGCTTCTGAAGATGAAAAATGTATAAGCCTATTATATTTACCATTTAAAAGCAAATCACATAAACTACGAGTAATTTCAACGTTAGTATGAAACGTATATGATGGGTCTTTGAAGGATGCTGGCAATGGTATTACTGCTAAATTAAATACTGTGTCTATTTTCTCCTTCTGTATAACATCATTTAATACAGAAAAACTAGCATTTGCATGGACAAATTTAAATAAATTATCAGTTTTTGGCAAATTCTCTTTTTTGCCTAAAGAGAGGTTGTCCACTACTATAACTCTATTGCCATATTTTAATAGCTCATTAACTAAATGACTTCCCACAAAACCAGCGCCACCTGTTACCAATATGGATTCGCTTCTTAAATTTATTCCCATTTTGCCCTCAACTATTTTTTTTAATTTATAAATCATTTACAAACTCTGTTAATTTACGATGTATACAAATTTTTTTATATGTATATTTCGATAATGGCTCCTTTCCAAAATGGTGCCTTATCAATATATCAGGCTCATTAAACCCTGCCATCGCTCTTAGTGAAGTGGTACCAGAAAATCTTGGATTTATTTCAAATATATAGACCTTATTATCCATCATTCTACATTGTATATTTAATGGGCCTTTTGAACCCAACACTTTTGCCACTTTTTCACAGTAATTTTTAATGATAGGATGATCAACAAACTTGCCTTGAGATATTCCAGAAGATATTACCATATCTTCACTCAAAGAATTACTTTTCAAATTCATTTTTACAGCCCACCTATCAACAGCCGTCTCATTACTTATATTATATCTTTTTATATTTAGCCTTTTAGATATACCTTCTACATTTCTCTTCAAAACAATTGAATCAATTAAATCCCCATTCAAAGCTGAAAGAATGCCTACCGTATATTCCTCATTATGGCTGCCAATATATTCCTGAATTATTGGAGCTTGGCCTTGCTTCATAAGGTAATTACAAAAAAATGATAACTCATTCATATCTTGAGCTATAAATACATTATTAGATCCTCTACCATCTATAGGCTTTATAACTGCTGGCAACCAAGATTTAATAGTAGCAACATTAGCTCCACCGCTTACTAACATAGTTCTCGGATGATAAAATTCATTGTTTCTTAAAAATTTCATTGTCATTAATTTATTCATACATACATCAATTACTTCTTTGGGCTGTATAAGAAGTAAATAATCATCAAATCTGAGCCTTTCCTCAGATAATATTTTTAGCTCCTCTTCACTGCCTGGTATAATAATATTTATTTGTGCCTCTTTACATATTTTTTGCAATCTATCTATATAAGTATTATCACTTGCAATAGGAATCAAATGAAAAGCATCTACCCTTTCTGTTACATTATGTGTTGTATTAGTGCCTATGATCTTATATTTATTAGCAATCTTTAATGCTTTTACAATTTGTTCACCAACGCCGCCGCTACCAATACCTGTGACTAATACATTTATTTTCATTTCCTTGCCTCTATTTTAATATATTTCATATTCGATTTTTTATTTTTTTCTCCAGCATTTTCTGGCACTAACCATCTATAAATTATTTTTACATCTTTATATCCTATAGTATATAATAGATTTTTTATTTTATTACCATCAATACCTCCAAGTGCGTCATGATATTCAGCAAGTTTTGTTATGTTTCTCGGAATATTTACTTTTCTTTCGAGCGCTTTCGCAGTCCTTTCGGTAATATTATTGTCCCAAAAATATAAATTAGGATCTTGATCTGTATATAACATGCCGCCATTTTTTAACACCCTATAAGCCTCCATTAATGTACTTTCAAATTCTAATAAGTGATGCAAAAACCCATAAGCTGTACAAATATTAAAACTATTATTTTCAAATGGCAATGCTTCTGAATTAGCAATACATATATCCATATTTTTTGTACGATTAATTTTTTCTATCATTTTTGGCGTAATGTCTATGCCTACTACATGTGTAAAATGTTCTTTAGCAATATTAAGTATAAAACCAGTTCCGCACCCTATATCCAAAAGTGAAGTAAATCCAGACTCTTTTCCACATTTCAAAAGAATTTTTTTTACTCTTTTTTTATTTTCTGAAAGAAAATGTGGTTGATTATCATATATATCAGCAAATTTAGTATGATATTCTATATTAGCATTTATTATTTTCTTCTTTAATCCATTTTGCATAGTCTTTTATTCCTGCTTCTAGCCCATACGGCTGTTTAAAAGATAAAAAATTATGATAGAAAGCCTCTAACACATCTTCATTTCCATCAATATATTTTATTGTTGAATTTGAATTTAATATTTCTATTATAGTCTCCGCTAATAACTTCATTGAAATACTATTACAGGGATATGAAAATACTCCTCGTAAATTTTCCCTTCCAGCAAGCTCAAGCACAGCAGCAACATCTTTTACATATCCAAAAAACTGTTCTCTCTCTCCCTTATTATATAATATAATATCCTCATCTTTTAAAGCTGCTCTAATAAACTTATCAATAACTGTTTTTGATTTCATTCCTGGTCCATATACTGAAGGAAGCCTTATTGAACAGACGTTTATATCATATTTATGTACATAAAATGAACATATATCTTCTACTATTTTTTTACTTAAAGAATAAAAAGTTGGAATTTTTAATTCAATTGAAACTGTAGACGTATGTATGAAAGATTTGCCATACCATTCTTTATACATATTAAGAAGCCTCATTGTTAATAGAGGATTTCTAAACAACGAATGTTCAGTCAGATCTTCATTTAAAGAAGCAGCTAAATGATATACACTATCAAATCCTTGATCGCCTATTAAATCAAGAGCTTCAAAACATTCATTAGTCGAAAACCCAGAAATTTTTGTCGCATAATTTTTATTTTCAACGGCTTTCCATAAATAAGATCCTATAAATCCTGTATGTCCAGTTATTAACACGTTCATCTTATATTTTCTTCTTTGCTTGCATATTTCAAATAAAAGCTTTTTGGTATAAGGCTCATTTTATACATTACCCAAAAAAGTAAATTCATTCTTTCAAAAGTTTTTTTATAAGTCTCAAAATCTCTATAAGATTTCAGTGGCAATCTCATTATATCATAAAATTGATCGCCAGTAAAATTAACTGCTTCCAAAATTTCCCTCATAAGAATAGAATCTGCTTCTAATTTTTCCCATGCTGGCTGTGCTAATTTATCAATAGCATCTTCTCTATTCATCTGACCATCTCTTACTAATGCTGCATATTCAGCTTGCCTTATATCAATACCAAATTTTTTCGGCAAATAATAATTATTAGCAAAATAAGATGTTTTATTTTCCATATGATGTCCACCATACCATTTCCAACCATAATTATTACTTAAAAACTCCTTAATGGCTTCTTTGTTATAATTAATATAATACAACGGCCTTATTTTCTTTATCCTATTCCACAACATCCATTTCAATTGTTGACCTAAATACATGGTAGGCAGATCATAACCATTAATATACATCTCACCAAATTCTTTTTGTACATTATCAATATATTTTTGATCAATATAAATCCATCCTGGTGGTACTATACCTTCAGTTCTAAAATTCCTGCCTTCAAAGATATATTTAATTCCATATCTTTCGCATGCTATATAATGGCTAGATGCTAATCCAATATCAGATATATTGTCAATTTCTGGTATTGATGCCAACATGCCAGCTCTTAATGCAGCAGCGGTAACTTCTCTTGAAACTTTTTGAACAGATAAATCAATGTCTAATTGCTTACACATCATTCTCATATTTTCGTTAGCTATATCTGTATTAAATCCATTATCACAATGTACAGCCAATGGCCTTAATCCTAATAATATCTTTGTAAGATATAACATATATGATGAATCGCATCCTCCGCTCACGCCAACAACTACATCATACGGTTTATTTTTCATATCCTTCTTAATTTTATCAGATATATTTAGAAGAATATTAAAATCCTTTGGATATTCTTTTTCTAAATTATCATGTTGATGACAATAATTACATTTGCCATCTTTATCAAAATTTATATAAGGTATTTTACTATCATACACGCATCTTGAACAAATCATTTTTTATCTCCTTTTACTTTTTAATTTTTTTTGCGGGATTACCACAAACGGTTATTCCAGATTTTATATTTTTTACTACTACTGAGCCCATTCCTATAAATACTTCATTTCCAATTATTATTCCATCCCTTATTATAGCGCCGGCCCCTATAAAACATTTCTTTCCTATCTTTGTACTTCCACTTATACTTACCTGTGGAGCTATTATAGTATCTTCCCCAATTATTACATTGTGTGCAATATGGACTAAATTACCTATTTTTACATTTTTACCTATTATTGTATTTGATAAAGTTCCTCTATCTATACAACAATTATGGCCTATTTCTACATTATTATTTATAATAACTTTGCCAACATGAGGCCAATTTACTATTTCTCCGTCTAACCACTCATATCCGAATCCACTTCCACCAATAATAGATCCTGCTCTAATAATTACATTTGCTCCTACTTCTACATAATTTTCAAAGATAGTAGAATCAGAACTTATTCCAACTTCTATACACTTAAATTTTTTCAAATCAAAATATCTAGCTATCCTTAAGAAAACCTTTCGCGGATTTTTTGTCACTATATAACATTTCTCATTAGATGTCGGTAATATTACCGTTTCATCACAAATAATAACAGATGCTTTTGTATTTCTCGCTATCTCTTCTTTGTTTTCCTTAGATCTATCAATAAAAATTATTGATTCTTTATCAGCATTATCTAAAGCCGAAAGTTTAGTAAACTCTGCTTTATTGTAAGCATTACAAATATATAATGGTTTTATTAAATGCAATATATCATTTACTTTCATTTTATTTCTCCACATATGTCTCAGGATGTATCAAAACATATAACAATCTGTGTTTATCTTCGAGATGTTCACATAAACATCTATGATCATTATCAATTAGCTTACCTTTTTTATAAATTTTCCAATAAACCCACATAGAATCAGAAATATATACACATCTATTCCACAAATGCTTGTCATACGCTTCATAAATAATCCCAAAATTATCCAGATTTATATTATTCCATATATCAAGATTATTATATCCAGTATTTCCATTATGTGCCGCAACCCCAGATACTTCCATTTCTATTATTTTTTCTAATAAATCTAAATCAGATCTCAGAAACATAATAGAATCCTGTTTCCAACATTTTTCCATGTCTATACATTCATGATGCAATCCGATCTCATTATTAGTAGATTTTATATATTCCAATATTTTTTTATTTTCCAAAGAAAATGAATTATATTCTTGTGCATGTAACCTCACAAAAAATGTTCCATATATTTTCAATTCATTAAATATTTCCGCCACTTTTTTTGCTTTAAGAATATTTGTATCTATGTCTATTCTATTTATCAATATCTTTTCAGAAGTAATATTTAAAGTAAAATATTCTTTAAGAGTACAAATCTTATATTTTAAATCTAAAGCTTTTTTATATATTTCTTTTAAATGCTTAAATGTAAATTCACATTCCACTTTTGGTTTTTATTCCTTCCATAATTAAAATTTTTCTCAGTTCATCAGCGACTATATCAATGTTGTCTTCAGTAAGATCATAATATAAAGGTAATCTCAGTGCTCTATTATAAATATCTAATGATATTGGGCATTTATAGTGTGAACCATAAGCTGGTTGTATAAAACTGCAATAAGTTCCTATTTGAGAACCTATGCCCATATCTTTCAAAGATTGTATAATATTATTCCTATCAATATTATCGGCCACCAACGTACAATATCCCTGATAATTATGATAATTATAAGATCTCACATAAGGAGCTATTATATAAGGTATATTTATTAGTTTGTCACCCCAATATCTAGCAAGTTTTCTTTTTCTTTTAATAATTTTATCCAACTTTCTCATCTGTGCTATTCCACAGGCAGCTGCTATATCGCTCATTTTGTAATTAAAACCGGCTGTAGTAAATATTGGTATTGAAAAAGACATATCTTTCTCTCTTTCCCAAGAAGCCTGCTTTTCTGAACCAAACATAAATAAACTTTTTACTTTTTTTGCTATTTCATCATTATTTGTAACAACACATCCACCTTCACCTGTAGTTATTCCTTTAGTAGCATGAAAAGAAAAACATCCAACGTCACCTATAGTTCCAGCCATACGGTCTTTATATTTAGATCCAAACGCACATGCGGCATCCTCAATAACATAAAGATTATTATTCTTTGCGAATTCTATTATTTCATCCATTTCTGCAACCTGACCAAAAGTATGCACTGGAATTATAGCTTTTACTTTATTAGTCATTTTATTTATAGCGTCTTGTACATTTAGATTATATGTTAGCGGATCTACATCTATAAATATAGGATTCGCTTTACAATGCATTACAGCATGACCAGTAGCAGGAAATGTATAATCTGCTACTAATACATCATCACCTGGCTTTATTCCTATACCTAAAAGCGCGAGGTGCAATGCAGTAGTGCAACTACTACAAGCTATCACATATTTGATACCCAATTTTTCGGAAATCATTTTTTCAAATTCTTTTACCTTTGGGCCTTGTGTTAACCATTTCGAATCAAGTACGCTTTTTATTTCATTCAATTCATTATTATCTAAATGAGGCCGAAACAAAGGTATGTCTAACATTTTATTTATCTCCTATATCAAATTAAAATCGTTTGGCTTTATAATAATTTTTTTACCTAATATTTCTCTACCACTTCCAAATCTTTCAGTAAATCTACCTAATAACCAATGAAGTTTAGCAATATCAGTTGGCTTTATTCCTTTATTATAAAAAACAATATCTCTATACATTTTTTCATAAACAACATTCATATCAATGTCCATTAAATTAATTTCATCAATATATCTTTCTTGGGTACCTTTAGATAAAACCAGTGCTTCAAATTCAGCCTCAAGCTTCACAGCCAAATCAATATAATGAATAAACAAATCAAAAAAAAGACCCCCCGTCATCACAGGATTCCCTTTCCACCCAACAAAATATTCTTCATTTCTAGATGCCTTAATAAATATTCTATTGGCCTTATCTGGCAAAGAAAGCCATCTTAGTTGTAAAACTACAGAAACAGCATCATCATCAATTATTGGTTGCCAAGGAAGCACCATAGGCTTTTCAACAATAATTCCTACATCATATTGCAAAGCCATTTTAAGATGATCATAATGAAGATAGGTAGGTGAACAAATAACAACATAATCAACCGATATAAAATTCTTTTTAGACAGAACAGGAATTGCCATATATCCATCTGGTGTTATTTTAATTCCCTTATAACAAGGATCATAAACCCAGCTTATAACGCCTCCTATCGCAATTATCGATTTTTTATGCCTCATGGCTATCCTACCATCGCCAATTAATCCAAATTTCATTTTTCTAATCTCCTTACTCTAGCTGGTATCCCCATTACTGTAACTCCAGGAGATACATCTTTAGTAACAACAGCACCAGCAGCTATAAACGCCTTTTCTCCTATTGTAATGCCAGTAATTAATAAAGCTCCAGCTCCTATCCTAACGCCATCTTTAACGATAGTTTCAAACCACCATTTTCCTCCAGAAGGAGGATGTTTATCATTAGTAAATGTTACATTTGGGCCTATAAAAACATTATTACCTATCTTTACGCCTTTTGGTATAAAAGTAAAAGCCTGTATTTGAACATCATTCCCAATTATAACATCTTCACCTATTTCCACAAATGCAGCTATACTGCAGCGCTCTCCTATTTTACATCCATAAATGTTTACTAATTCTGGATGCCAAATTTTTGTTTCTTTTCCTATTATTGCATTTTCGATTGGCATATTTATCTTTTCTCCAATATTATAAAATTTTTTTATATAAATTTAAAAGCTTTTCTCCTACCACTTTATGTGAATGATGTTTTTCCACCCAAGCACGGCTTTTTTTCTTCATTTCTAATAATTTGTCATTAGGCAAAGAAATAAATTCCTCTGTTTTTGCAATTAAATCGTCAGCGCTTTTGATGTTTATAAGATCAAATTCGCCTATCGTCTCTCTGTATTTATTTTCAAAAGCATATGGTGTAAATACAATCTTTCCTAAAGCAGCGGCTTCTAATACAGTAATTCCAAATCCGCTATTTTTCGTAAGTCTTTCCAAATAAACATCGCATTCAGACATTCTCTTTATCTGCTCTTCCCACGGCACTGCCTTATCACTATATCTAAATTCAAAATTACCTTTTATATTTTTCATTATTTTAATAATTTCAGTACTTCCCGTATTAGCTGATTTAGATGGAAAATGACCTACTATTAATATATTATTTGATCTTTCATAAACCGGCCTTAATTTTTCTGTATCTACAATCCCAGATTCTATCCAATATTCATTTTTTGCACCTTTACCAAACAAATCAGCCCCTACAATTGTTAAATCAACTATCGGATTAAATATTTTATTAATTTTTCTGTATCTTTTCCTATACGCTGTGCCTGTATGTGAAACTACTACTTTTTTTCCTTTTAGATCAATTTTCGGTATTGGGTTTTGACTATGCATAAAATGTATTATCGTGGCTTCCTTTATATAAGGCAGTATATCTTTATCGGTTTTAAAAATATTACCTTGATCAGGGTATTCAAATTGATGTAAATATTGAACAAACATATCAGCATCAATACCTATTGATCTTAAGCTTCTTGCATATTCAGCACCAAGCCTAGTATAATCATTTCTAGCTAATAATACAACTTTCACAATCTAACTCCTTATATTAAATTCTTTCTTCACGATTTCAGTGAATTGCTTTACTCTAACAGCACAACTGTGATTTTCTCGAACAAATTCCATACCTTGTTTAGCTATTCGTTCTCTTTCCACATCATGTTCTAAATAATATTTAATCTTATCCTCTAGATCTTTTAAATTTTCATACAAAACCAAATGCTTACCATCAATAAAACCTTCTTTTTCAAAATCTCTAGGCTTATCAGTCAAAAAAAATGTGCCGCATCCCAGTACTTCAGAAAATTTCATAGTTAAACTTTTCCACAACCCACCAGCGTTCACAAAAATTTTAGATCTATTTATTGTTTTTATATAATCATTCCTGGTCACTTTTTTAATGAAAGTTTTAACTCCTAAATTTTGTATCAATTCATGTATTTTTAATCTATCAGGATAAAAAAAAGGAATAGTGGTAAATGAAGCCATAACATCTATATCCTTTTTTAAATTTAGATTTTTATATTTGTTTATATCTACACAAAAAGGCAAAAAATAAACTTTTTCCATCTTTAGATTTGCTTTTAAATCTTCCACAATTCTAGTAACAAAAGCAAAAATTAAATCATATTTATTTTGATGAAAATATTTATCAAGGTTTTCATGAAAAGAAAAACCCTGAAATTCCTTTGGTAATTGTATTTCACGCTGAGTTTTGTAGTCAATCTGAATATGAACTTTAGGAATATTTGTAATTGTGCCAAGGCCTTTAAAATTTCTACTATATTTTATTTCATATGTAAGAATTATATCAAATGGTTTATTCAATTTTTTTAAAATTTGAGGAACTGTTAATTTTGGATCAAATCCTGAAAAACCTTGACCATAATAAACAACGTCATGCTGCCTACCAAATTCATTTTTAAATAGTTGATGTCCCCAATTATATCTTTCTATCTGGTTAGGATTTAAAAGTAGTATTCGCATTTTATTATTTCCTTTATTTCTACAATTTTTTAAACAATTCAATTAGTTTTTTCATATTTTTTTCTCGCGAACCAATATTATTTCTTAAATGATTGTTCATTCTTTCTATAACAGCCCAATTTGGATGCTTAATAAGATCTGCAGCGTGTTCTATATTTCTTGCTTCATATACCATAGCAGTATTATCATTAAAAGCATAATCAAATCCCATACCATTTAAAGTCGAATCATTACAAACTATTAAACAGCCACATAATGCGGCTTCCATAGGAATATTATGTAACCCTTCTAATTCAGTAGGAGCAAACCATATATGACATGAGCTATAAATATCATTTAATTCTTTTATTGAAGCATTAGATTTAAAGTATGTAAGAAATGGATCGTTTCGTACATTATTTCCTATTCCAATATATTCATATTTTTCCGTACCAAGTATTCTAGCAAGTTCTATAAAATCTATCCATCTTTTTGTAGATTTTTTATTATATAAACATCCAATTCTTATTTTATTATTCGATCTTAATTCTCCATCTTTCCATAAATTAAAATCTAATCCCTGATAAATTACAATAGAATCAGCTCCATAAGAAGCTAATTTTTGTTTTAGATTTTTAGAATTTACTATATTAAACAATCCTGCATTATAATATTTTCCAAGCCGATCTTCATTACATGCCCATGACTCATGGCCTCTTATATACCATGCTTTCTTTTCAATACGAGAAGATAAAGTATTTTCTACAGTTGTACAAGCAGTAGCAACAATAATATCTGTATCTAATGGAATATATGATATAACTGGCTTATGATCAAACCAAGTAAAATTATCTACGGTTGCAACTATATTACACTGATGCCCCAACTGCTCTATAGTTTCAACGCATTTTATAATTGTTTGGCTTCCGCCATTATTTCCTAATCCAGAATTTAAACTATTAAACACTATTTTCATTTTTTGGCCTCGATCTTTTGCTTGTTTCCTCGTAAGCTTTCATTAGTATTTTAAATTCTTTTTTTGTTAATGGCTTTCCTTCTTTTAAAGAACTATATATTTTTTTATAAATATTTTTTTCTTTTTCAGTCATTGTTTTAAAAGAATTTATATTCATATTATTTCTTTTATTTTCTCCTTTATAAAATTCGCAGCATGACTAAGAGATAAATTTTCTTCGTAATATTTTCTAGGATTATATTTTTTTGAATTATTTAAAACATGCTCCACAACTTCCCAAAAATTATTTTTATTTGCCAATTCCCCAGTAACTCCGCTAATGATATATTTTTCTTTCCAAAATCTGATAGAATCCAAAACTACAACAGGCAAACCACAAGCTAATAATTCTGGAATAATACGTGGACATGAGTCTATTTCACTTTCTACCGCTACTATCCCCACTTTACATTTAGCTATATGTTTTGGCATCTCAGCTCTTAATACTCTATAAGACATTACGTTTTCTGGATGCCTGTAGTTATGTGGATTATTACCAAGATTTAATAATTTTAAATTTGACGGAACAGTTTTATATATAAAAGCATGGCCTTTAAATTTTTGACTACCATTAGCAGGAAAGCATACATCATATTCTTTTTCACATTCTATAGGATAAAATATATTATCTGCCGCAGGTTTTATAAATAATGTTGTTAATATCTTAGGAAATCTCTTTTTACATATTTCAACTTGTTCTGGAGAGTCTTGCAATATTATATTATAATTATAAAATCCTTGTTGTGGTATAAATCTTCTTCCTGCCCCATATCTAATTTTAAAAGCCTTTGGGTATCTATAAAATACTTTATGATATTCTTTAAAAGCGCCTCTAGCAAAAATTATATCTGGTCTAAAATTATTTTTATAAGTTTCAAAAGAAGGTACCCATCTTTCAATAAAATTATTAGCGAATTTCTTTTTCCTATTACCATGCCAATACCATAGTTCACCAACATCATTATTTTCTAATAGATTATAAAATAGTTGTGTCCACATATCATCAACTTCTTTAAGATTATCAAACACTATTTCTTTAGGATTTCTATCCTGTGGGACTTGGCCTCTAAGCATTAATAATTTCATATTTAGTTTATTTTTTTCCTTATAGTATTTACTATGATTTTAGGATCAATATTTCTACATTCCCAATTTTTACAATTTTTATTCCAGTTTTCACTAGCCTGGCATGGCCTACATTTTAAATCATCTCTATATATTAATGTGCTATACTTATGAAATCGTTCATCATAATTTTTATCTATAGAAGTAGCAGTAAATATTACTACATTTTTTACTTCGAGCGCATTTGCTGCATGATATAATCCACTATCATTACTTAAAAATACTTTACAATTTTTTATAATACCTAAACTTGTTAATAAATCTAGCCCAGTTTTATCATCTGTATCTTTTATATATTCATTCTTAATACCTATAGAACAAATTCTAAATCCCTTTAACAGCTTTACTATTTCTCTATAATAAGGATAGCTTTTAATACTCCAATTAGAAGCTCCATATCTATTGTATCCATTATGAATGACTATATCATATTTATTTTTAGGATCTCTTACCTCATTATAATTGCATTTTCCATGCCAAATTAAATCCTCTTCTTTCACCCCAAGATTTCTTGCAATATCCATATAAGTATCTACTTCAGATCTACTCATTCTCAATGGCTGTATATTACTTAATAATGGCAATTTATCCAATGGCGAAATATTCAAACGATTCTTAGTCCAACGAGTTGAAACTTTGCCTTTATATTCAGACGGATTAATGGTTCTTATTTTCTTACCTACTATCCATCTATCTACATAAGGAATAATTTTTGGTATATTATAACTACCAAAAGCATGCCAATAATCAATAAATTCAAAATTCAATCTTTCTTTTAAAGTTCTAATAACTGGAATAGTTTCTATAACATTACCTATACCTTCCGCTGTCATAAAGAGTAGTCTTTTCATTACATTATCCTTTTAAATATAAAGTTTCATCCCATTTATTTAATCTATCATCAAATATTAAATAATCATTATACATCTTAGCTCTCGTCATTTCATAAAATTTATTTTCTTTTATTATACTTTTCAAATTATCCAATCGCTCCTCATATGAATTACCAATTAAATTACCAGGCCTATTTTTTCCATAATAACCAATATGTATTTGTCTATTAACTTTAGGCATTATAACATACATATCATCTTGTATCATAGCAATATCAACTAATCTATTAATTAACCCAGCTTGCTCATTATGTACTGGTTTTTTATATTTATAACGGCTATCATTTATAAAATTTTTATCCAGTGACCCAACAAATTTAGCCCTACTATTAAAACTAGCATAATAAGAAGAATTAATACAATGAACAATATAATCATTGAAAAATTTCTTAGTTATTAAAGGCGCCAATGCCGCATAATGATGTCCTCTATACACCTCATTTATACTGCCTTTATTATTATTATTAAAAGGAGACAAAATACTAAACTTTACAATATCCATATTTAATAAAATATTCATATATTTAAAATAAGTTTTATGAATTAATATATCATCTTCAACATATATAATATAATCATTTGCTATACCAAATGCTTCCTTCATTCCTTCGAGTATGTTTTTGGATAAACCATATTGCTCTGTTCTTAATATAATTTTCTTTTCAAATGGATATTCTTTTATTAAATCTATTGTTTTCTGCGGCGAACCATATTCAATTAAAAATACAGTAATAAATTCGCCTGGTAACATGAAATATTCTCTGGCTAATACTTCATATTCAATAGATAATTGCAACATTTCTGGACGATTAAATACTGGCCTTAATATGACTTGACTCATTTTATTTTCCTCGCCTTCAAAATCATATTATTATCTGCTTCCTTATAAGATATGATTTGAAATTTACATTCCTCAAGTAAAGAGGATAACCATTCTTTATCAAACCCTACATAATGAAAATTTAAGGCATAATCTTGGCCTCCATATAAAAGCCAAGAAGTTAATTTTGTATTATGGACTCTATCTATGTATTTTTTGCATATAGCCCTCAAATTAGGGCACCTAAGCTCCAAAATACCCCCTATTTTAAGAGATCTATTCCATCCCCATAGGATAGCCTTAGTCTTATCAATTGGAAAGTGTTCTATAATGTCACTAGCTAATATATAATCAGCGCAGCTTTCTTTAAATGGTAGATATTCTACGTCGGCTATTACATTAATTCCTTTTAATTTTCTTTTATCAACATTTATACATTTACATTCTTCTAAGTTCTCAAATTGTTTATTGCCACAACCTAAATTTAAAGCTATATCTATCATATAAATCTCCTTATTACAATGAACTAATAAGATCTATTATTTTTTGGCCTACTTTATCCCAACTCAAATTTTCAGCAATATATTTTTTTAATAATTCGCCTTTGTTTTTAGCTTCTTCCTGATTATTATATACGTGTTTCATTAATTCAATAGCATGACCACAATCAGGCTCAGCCCACATTTGTACAATACCTTTTTCATGATTATACCATGGGCTCCAGTTCATACCAAAAACAGGGGTTAATGAATACTTAGCTAAATAGCTATGCTCTGGCTTAGCGTATTCTAAAGCTCCGCCTCCTCCAGTAATTATAACTGGATTGCCTGCTGCACCAGCCTCAAAACCTGGAAGACCAAACCCCTCAAATCTATCCAAACTAACAAAACAATCTCCAATTTTATGAAGTCCTAATATTTCATTCCTAGTTAACATTTCTAATATTAAATAAATAGGTGGATAATTATCCATTCTTGTCACATCTTTTAATTTCAAAATAGTTTTTCTTACAGCATTTTTTTCTTTCTCAGAAAAGTCTGCTCTATAAGTTTTTAAAATCAAAGCTACATTTTCATTATTTTGAAATGCAGCCCAATATGATTTAATTAAAGCCATTGGGTGCTTTCTTTCAGTAAATTGAAATATGTCATAAAATTTATAAATGTCTTTTTTTATATTACCTATAGAATATGGTTCTACATTGTCATATTCATTAACATCTATGCCATGAGGAACACTAAAAATAGGCACTTTTACTCCAGAGTCTTTAAATACTTTAACATTCCAATCACAGCCAACCATTACTGCATCTACATTATTATTTATATGATCCACCCAACTATAATGTAGCTTAGTAGTTTCCCATACAGTATATCCTATATTAATTTTATTAGGTTCCCTATGTTTTTCCCAAAATTCTGGAGTAGTGTGTAGTATAACTACATTATAATCTATATCCTTATTTACAAGATCTCCTAAAATTACCCCCTCTTCTCCCCAATTAGGCACCTCTTTTTCAAACGTAATTGGCTTAAGTGTTAACGGTATACCCAGCCTATTCAATGCTAGAATATATCCTCTAGAAGCTTGACCATACCCAGAATGATCAAACATTGGTCCGAAATATTTAATGCCTCTTATTTTCATCTTATCGCCTCCTAAATCTCTTCTGTTTTAATAATCTTGTTTATGTTATTGTCTATTTCTTGCTGGGTTTCTTTTTGCTCCTTGCCTATTTTTTCATATAATTCATCAAATAATTCCACCCATTGCTTTACAATATTCTTCTGCCAATCCATTTTTTCTACTATCCATTTATAAGCATTTTCTGCTTTCTGTATAGCCTCTTCTCTATTATTATAAACATAAACTAATTTATCGACTAAATCATTTATATCAACTAATGGCCTTAATATTTCATTATCGTGCGGCAATATTGAAAATAAATTATCATCTGATCCGCTTTTTACTAAATATCCTCTATCTTCGGTTATAAACTCTATCATAGAAGTATTAGCTGGCATAATTACTGGAACTTTAGCAGCCATTGCTTCAATCCAACTTAAGCCCCAGCCTTCTCCAGTGGTAGTACTTATAACAACATCACTAGCATTATATAAAAGATTTACAATTTCTCTAGGATATCCTTGGTTAGCTCCAAAATTTTGAGGGAATATAACATCTTTATTAATATTAAATCCAATATTATCACATATACTTTTCAAATCCCAACCCTGATCTTTTATTGACATATGTAAATATAACATAGAATCAGGCACTATTTCTCTAAATTTTTTAAAAGCCATTATTGTTCTAGGAATATCTTTTCTTTGTTGATTTCTATTAAGATTAGTTATAATAAACTTATCAGCCTCTGAACCAAAATATCTATTTCTAAATGATGTTATCTGCTGTTTTTGAAGAGGAAAGTATTCCCTCGTATTAACGCCATGATTTATTATTCTAACATCGTTATTAGGCAAAACTTTCAATGTTTCATCCCTACCAAAACTACAGTATGCTACTAAAGTATTAACTACTTCTATATTTTTTGCCCACTCTTTTTTTAATATTGAATCTATAGGATAATACACAATAGATTCAAATGGATTTTTTCTATTCGCTTTTAAATGCGGCATTAAAACTGGTAAAAAATCCATTATAAACGTATCTTGCAAAAAGAACAATATATCAAAATCCATTTGTTGTATCATATTTATAACTTTCTGTCTTCCATACGGATCTTTTTGCGGATTAGTGCCTACTGGCCATATTCTATAAGGAAAATTATGAGGGTCGCCCCAATAATTTATTCCAAGAATATCAATCTCATAACGCCCAGTTCTATAAAGACCCTCAAAAATATTTCTTGATACCGTACCAAAACCAGTTGCACATGTTGGCGAATCACAATAAGCCAATATTTTTATTTTCTTTTGTTTATTAGTAACTTGCTGTGGCTTAAAATTTTTATTTCTTGTCTTTCTTATTTTTTTTGAACCTCTTGCCATAACCTTCTCCTTATTTATTTAAATTTCTAATAGCTAAAAATGGACTCGTATAACTTTTAATAGATGTCTCTATAATTTTGGATCTATCAACCACATTTTCTTCCATATAGTTGTCCAATAGTTTTTTAGAAACTGATATCATTTTTAAAAATTCATTTAATGGAATAGCCTCATATACAGTTTTTGGATTATAAACAGTAGATGGATTCTGTCGTACATATATTACATTTTTCCCATCATCTAAATCTTGTTCATCAGCATTAATTTTTTTCAATATATAAGTCTTTAGTTCCTTTTCATAATTATCCAATATTCTTTTTCTACTTCTAATGTCTATATATTCTTCTACAAGCTCATTGTCATTACAATCTACGAGGTTTTTTTTAAAAATTTTATTATTTTTAGCAGCTTCTACATATGCTGGACAATCATTTCTAAAGTCACACCAATTACACATATCATTGATAGAAGGATTGGCCTCTTTTTCTTCAAATATTAACATTTCATTATAAACAGCCAACAAATATTTAGAAAAAACTTTTCTTTCCTGATAAGTTCTATATGTATATAAAGGTTCTCCTCTCAAATAATCAAGACATAAAATAATTCTTTTATATTGAGGAAATTTAATACTGCCAACAATATCATAAATAGATAACTGTATATCACCTTTCATTTCGTCTGGCGTATAAAAAAATTTAGAGGTCTTGTAATCAACTATTAATATCGTATCTTTATTTAATTCGATTATTTTATCCATAGCACCAATAATAGGAACACCATCGTCAGTAACAATCTCAAATTTATCTTCCACATCAACTATTTTTCCTACTTCAAATTCTTTAATTTTATCTAAAACCATACGCAGCCCTTCTTCATATATACTAAGATCTTCTATGCCCTCCCTAGCTGCTGTTTTTCTATATGTATTTTTTATTCTTTGTATGTCATATGGTATAAATTTCTCTTTATTTTTCCATATCTTACCAGCAACTTTTAATGCTTCATGTACTGCTAAACCCAATTTAAAAGAAACATTAGGTAATCTCGGCTTATGTAATATATAATTACAAAAATATTTCCACTTACATTGTAAAAACATAGCCATTCTGGTTGCTGACATTTTAATATTTATTTCATTCATTACTCTTCTCCTTTTTTAGCGTTATCCTTTCAATACAAATTCATAATAATACAATGCTTGTAAAATACTATCAGTTATATCATTACCTTTCTCAAAATCATAATCAGCTAACATTGGTTCATATAAAGCTTTTATGAGCTCAAAAGCCTCTTCTTTACTTCTTACTCTAAATTTACTTCTAACAGTAAGAGTACCAACAAAAAAAGGTTCTATTTTTAATATATTAATACAATTTAAAGTAACAATCCCTGCAAATTGCATAAGATTTTTTAAAGTTTTAACATTCTTTAAATAAGCTTCTTCCACAACAACATGTGATGGTTTACACATTTTTAATATAGACTTAACAACATTATCAAAATAATACAATTTTTGAGCAGTAGAAAAATTTTTAGGCGGCTGTATAACACCAAACTTCTTCAAATTTTTTCTGACTAAATAAGACCAACCAGTAGAAACTGAAGAAATATCAAATGAAACTATTCCGTTTTTTGCTCTTTTCATATCGTCCTCAACACCTCCAATTGTTCTTCTGTAAGATCTTCTTTTTTCGGTATTTCTACTTCTAACTTAATCAGAAGATCTCCATTTGGGCCACCATTTATTCCACTATTACCTTTCCCAGCAATTCGCATAATTGACCCATTAATTATATTTGGTTTTAGTTTTATAATAATTTTTTCATTTCTATTCACAACACCAATTCCACCACAAGTTTTGCAACTATTCATAATAATAAATCCTCTACCTTTACAATTATTGCATGTAGTTTGATTTATCATTTCAACATTTGCAGATCTATTCACTTTTGTAATCCTTCCAGTTCCACCACATTCAATACATTTTTCTTTTTCTGTCCCTCCTAACCCTTTACATTCTGAACATATATCTTTAAAACTATATTCAAATTCTTTATCTCCACCACATATTGATTCATAAAGTGAAATTTTTATTATATACTTTAAATCTTTACCTTTCATAGGCATATTAGTAGTATAATGCCTTTCTCTAAATGGAAAGCCGCCGAAAGAAAATCTATTAAAAAAATCTGAAATTCCTGCTATAGGATTATCATATTCTGAGCGCTTCTCATCGTCTGATAATATACTATAAGCTTCGTTTATTTCTTTAAATCTATTTTCATCACCACCATGATCAGGATGATATTCTTTAGCTAATTTTTTATAAGCTTTTTTTATCTCCTCTTTGGTAGCATCTTTATCAATATTCAATATTTTATAGTAATTTTCAGACAATTATTATTTTCCTCCATCCAATATTTCCCATTCAAAACCACATAAAGAACATTTAAATTCGTGATTACTTATTGGATATGCTATTTTTCCGCATCTAATACATTTATGTATCATATCAGACATTGTGCGAAAATCATCATTTCTTTTTGTATTGCCGTAATATGTTTCAACTTCTACATCATCGTTACTAAATTCATTTTTAATCAAAGCCTCGAGCTCTTCTAGCATTTGATTAACGCTTTCCTCATTAATTAGGTCTCCATCCATAAATTTACCATTATTCAATCTCCATGTATAACCACATACATGACATGCACAATATTCTATAACTAGATATTCTCCACAGTTATCACATATAATTTTATCTTCGTACATAACGCCACCAGAATTTTCCTTACAATGAGGACATTCCATGTTAATTCTCCTTTTCTCTTAGCATTTCAATAACACTTCCTATAATTTGAATATTGTCTTTTTCAACAATTATAGCTATAGGTGTAAAAGCCTGATTATCTTCTAGATCTGGATATTGAGAAGTTGCAAACAATACTTTAGAAAGAGATGGTACATATAATATATCATTAGCCAATATATTAAATTCGCCATCTTCTTCTGTATATGTATTTGCATCAAAATTTTTATATTCGCCTTTTCTAGGAATAGTAATATTATATTCCTCTGGATAAACTTTAAATTTATAATTTCTAGCTGGCAAAAGCATCATTGTAGGAGTACCTATTATCTTCAACATATCTACTTTGCTTTCTTTTTGTTCTTTCTTCTTTTCAACTTTCTTTCTTGGCATAACAAACCCCCTTATTTTATAGAGCCTATAATATTTTTTAATTCTACAATACTACAGTCGGATGGATCTTTACCATCATAAGGTAAAAATAAAGCTATTAAATTTATTTTTTTACTCATATCTTTTATAGCTCTTAAAGTACCTTTCACTCCACCTTCATCGCCATCAAATAATACAATCACTGTAAAAGCCATGCTATATAATAAATTCTGTTGACCATGCGTTATAGTACTTCCCATACATGCTACTGCATTTTTATATCCAGCCATATACAATTTCCAAACAGATTTAAATCCTTCTACAACAATTATTGTTTTGGATTCACCTATATAATTTTTTGCTTCGCATAAATTATATAAAACCAAGTCTTTTTCAAATCCTTCTGTTAACAAATATTTATAATCTTCGTCAGCTTTGCCAGTTATATCTCTACAACTATAAGCTACTAATTTTCCGTCTTTATTTCTTATAGGAATAACATCTCTTTGAAAACCATATTTATCTACATAACCCCCGCCTATTTCAAACTTATCAAGAATTTCCTTAGTGAATCCCTCTTTTTCAAAATAATTAGATCTAAATTTTTTAAAATCCTTAAGATATTCCTCAGTCACATGTCCAGGCGGTAATTCATATTTATTTGCATGCTGTATAACTTCTTGTCTATCTTTAGCTCTTTTAAATTCTACATAACTAATATCATTATGTATATTAATTCCAGTTATATTCTCTAAATATTCAACAGCATCATTAAAATTAAGATTAAGTACATGCATTACTAAGCTTATTACATCATATCCTATTTCCTCATGGCATCCATGAGAAAAACATATCCAGTTTTTTGTCTGCTTATTCATTCTAAAAGAAGTTTTATTATCGCCGCCATGTATTTTACAAGGCGCTCTTACTTCTTTTGAAGTACTTTTAGATATGCTAAATCCAAGTAGTCTAAGCAATGTGTCTACATCAACAGCATCTTTTAGTAAATATAATTTATATCTTAATTCTTCTTTATCCGAGGATATTGTCATCTAAACCGCCTTCTTCTAAATCGCTAACATCGTATTCAAATTCTTCGCTTTCTTTATATTCACTACTATTATAATCTATTAATTGAACTTTTGCTTCGCTCATTTGTAATGATCTCTTATAAAAATTAAAGCCTATTCCTTCTTCCGGTGTCGTTCCTCCTCGTCTACTATCTGTAATTACCAATTTATAAGTGCCGCCATCTATACCGACTTGTTGAATTTCTTCCATAGTTTTTGGCTTAAGAAACATCAATACATCAGCATATCTTAAAATTCTATCACTGTCTGCAATATCTTGTTGCCTATTGATTTGATTGGCGGCAAAAAAAGGCACGCCTAATTCTCCCGCCAAATCTTTTAATGTAGTTGTAACATCACCAAGTAACTGATATTCTTTTTTATTTTTAAAATCAGCTGATGGAGGAGCTTTTATATAATCAAATATTCCTATTTCTATATTTTCACTATATTTATATTTCTTGTAACTAGCTACAAGCTTATCTATATTATAACCTGGCATATATTCATGGTATAATTTACCTTTTTTTATTATTTCTATAGCTTTATTAATATTATAATATTCCTGCTCATTATATCCGCCATGCTTAACTCTTCTTTCAGGAACACCAGACATCATAGCTATAATTCTATTTCTCCATTGTTCAAAAGGCATTTCTGTATCAATATATAATGCTGGCTTAAATAGTTCATAAGCAACATGGGCAGCTATAGCTGACAAAAAAGTGCTTTTGCCATGTTTTGGTCGAGCACAAACAATATGTAAAGTACCAGGAATTAAACCATCTAATCTTCTATCAAAAATTTCAAACCCTGTACTCATACCACAAATTTTTATTGGATTATTTCTTCTTTCTTCTATATATTCATCTATTCCTTCAGCCAAATTAGTAGCATCTTTAACAGCTTTTGACTGCATTGACAAATTCATTATATCCGCACCAACTTTGCCCAACATATCAATAGATGTAATATCATCATTTTTAGATTCTTTTTTTAACACATCCAAATTAGATTCCAATCTACAATACAACTGATATTTAGTGCTAGTATCTAGTACTTTATTAACATAATAATGAATATTGCTATCATCTAAATCTAACCCAATCACTGCATTTACATACTCATGGCCACCAATTTGCTGCAAAATACTTTCTTTCTGGGCAAGACTGATAATCATGCTTCCATCTAGCTTAGAAATTCCATTTTTTATTAAAGACCCTATCATAAGCCACATCAAACGATGCTCGGGCCTTAAAAAATCTTTATCTGAAACATTAGAAGAAATTTCAAAATAATTATCCATTTTTTTAAAACAATAAGATAAAAGTGCTCTTTCACATACTGGCTGACAAAACAATTCTTTTGTCTTTTCGCTCATTACCTACTCCTCTTTTCATCATTTTAATTATAAACGTGTCCATAAAATTAATTAAACTACATCAACATTCACTGCTGTAGGGCCTTTTTTGCCATGCTCTACGTCAAAGCTAACTTTATCGCCTTCTTTAAGAGACTTAAAACCACTTCCATTGATTCCAGTATGATGAACAAACACATCAGAACCATTCTCTTGCTCAATAAAGCCATAGCCCTTACTGTCGCTGAACCATTTCACAGTTCCATTACTCATAAATCTTTTCTCCTTTCTTTTTACATTCTTCTTTCATCCCTGGCAAATTTTAATTCATTCTCTCGTCTGCCAAGTTCTCTTTTAAACGTATTTATCCATTCTATATAATAATGCTCAAGATTCTCTGTCATGATGATTTCTTGTTCAAGAGCTTCTATATCTATTTCTATCTGCTTAAGCTCTTCATTTGAATCTATTACAGCTCTTTTATGCTGTGATTTAGTCAGCTTTCCTTTAGCAATACCTGACTCTTCTACAGACATTTCCATAAATTTACGCTTTTGCATTAATAATACTTTGCTTTTATTTATTTGGGAAGCAAAATAAATTAAAAATTGTGCAAGCCCTATAGCATATCTACTAATATCTTCGCTACTTGTAGACTCCAGCGTTCGTGGATCATAAGCAAAAATTTCATCCATAAGATTTTCATTTCTAGGCATTTTATAAACCATAAGATCTTCAGATTTTTTATTTAGATATTCATTTATTTTGTTCATAGTTTGCTATCCTATTTATACCAAAATCCCTGTATTGTAAAACAGCCTTCTTCGTCATATATATCATCTTGTTCAAGATCTATAAATTCTGATGAATGGCCGCATTTATTAAATTCTATACCACGAATAACCACATCCCAATCTGGATGGCCAGATAATATTTTTATAAGTTCAGCAGCCTTCATATTTAACTAGCCTCCTCATCTATCATTCTTTCTTCAAATCTTGGTTTTTTGCCAGTACAAAAATAATCATGCCCTACAAATTTACCAGTTTTAGGATCAAAAAATTCTACATAATCTGACTTCATTCCTATTTGTTTACATTCAAATGATAAATTACAATATTTTTTTTCGCCAGTAATTGTGCCGTCTTCTAAAGGAATAAAATCTGAACAATCCTTATCTAATATATCATCTTTTTTACCCTTTATTATTATCTCTTCCATTTTTTAAACTCCCTATATACCATAGCTGTGATTTAATTATTTTTCCCATCAATTTATTTTTATCTATATCTTCGTTATATTCAATAATGACAAAAGGAACTTCATTAATTTCAGCATATTCTTTTTTTAAATTATCGCGCTTTACTAATTCAAAAAATCCATCTCTATCTTGATGAAAATGTTTAACAAATTCGCTATGCTGTCTTCCCTGACATTCAAAAAGTATATCCAAATCTTTAATATAGAAATCAAAAAATAATCTGGCTCCTTTATAATTTATATAGTATTCTTTTACCACAATATTATGAGGAAATATTTCTTTAAGTAAATCATAAATTTTGTCGGATAATTCGCTCATTATAGTCCCAATGTTTCCTTAGTAGCCTTTCTAATTACTTCATAAACATCGTTATGTTCCTTAAGAAAATCAATTAAATTGTCTTTACCATTAAATTTTTCATCGCCATAATAATACCAATTACCACTTTTATCTACAATACCAAACTGAATTGCAAGATCTGCTACTTCTGCAATAAAATCATAGCCTACACCATAAATCAACTTTATAGTAGCTTTTCTCCAAGGTGCTGCTAGTTTATTTTTAACTATTTCAAATTTACATTCATGTCCCGTAACAATCCCTTCCTCATTAACTATATGAGAAGATTTGCTTTCTCCACCCTCCACTTTTATTCTACCAGTAGTGTAAAATCCTAGCGCTTCTCCACCAGTAGTTACACGAGTATCTCCCCATTTACCGATATCATGCCGTATTTGATTAATAAATATAAGCAGTGTATTTGTCCTATTCGCTATAGGCGTTAACTTAATACATGCTTTACTCATTAATCTCGCCAATAACCCTATGTAATTATCGCCTATTTCTCCTTCAGCCATGCCCTTAGGCAATAAAGAAGAAACACTATCTATAACAAGAATATCTATTTCACCGGTTTTCATAAACTTTTCAGCTATTTCTAAATTTTCATCGCCAGTGAATGCTTGAACTAGTTCTATTTTATCCACATCAATGTCTACACCAGTTTGTTTTCCCATATTCCTAACGAGTCGTGGATCTAGTGCATGCTCTGCATCTACATATACAATGCTTTTCAATCCTCGCTTAAATGCTTGCATAATAACGCTAAGAGCTAGTGTAGATTTACCACTACTATTCGGCCCATATATTTCATAAAGCCTTCCTCTTGCAAAACCGCCTATTCCAGTAGCGGCGTCCAATGCTAGACATCCAGTAGATATGGCGTCTATTATAAGATCCTCATGATCTCCAAGAAAACTAATAATCCCTTCTCCATATTTTTTAATTATGGCTTTACGTGCTATTTCTAATGTATCTGGTGATTTTTGATCTTCTGTTTTTTTCGTTTTAGCCATTATTTTGCCCCCATTTTAATCAATCCCTTATTATTTATAATTTCTTTGGTAAGAAGATTAACAAAATTATTACAATCTTCACAATATACTTCATATATACTAGATATTCTTATAATACCTTCAGTGTATCTTTCATAAGGATATCCTGCACATATACAATTTTTATGCTCGCACAATCTTTCCACTATTTTTCTCCATCGCCGATAAAATTTTATCTAATTTATTAGCCTGTATTTTCATATTTTTTTCATAATTATTTTTCATATATTGATCTTCTATTTCGTCAATCATTTTATCTCTAGATATTTCTTTTTCTTTATCTTTATTAATATTCAAAATAGAAATCGCGGTACTTATTATCCATCCTACTCTTAATATCATTATATCTACAATAGGCCTGTCTAATTTAAACTCTTCCTCATAATCAAATATAACGTCTATTATTGCAATACATTCTTGAATAGCTGCCTTTCTATTCGTACCTTCTTCTCTCGACGTCACAAATTCTCGAATTACTTTCATTTCTTCTTTGTAATATTGAATATACATTTGCAGTCTATCTGGATATTTCGCCCAAAGCTTCTCATAAAAATATCTTCTTAATTTTTGCATATCGTTTACATCATTATTTATTTCTAAGGGCTCAATTATTCGATAACCAGCATCTATAAGAATTTTTTTAGATTCTTCAATTCTTATTTCTTCTATAGATTTTTCTCCAGCAAATATATCATTATTATCTGTCATTCAATGTTTTTTCCACACCAAGAAAATCTAACCAAGCATTTATTACATTCGTGCATATCATTTATATCTGATCCACATCTAGGGCATATACGCTCATCTATACATAATCTATTATATTCTTTTAAAGCTATCTTTTTCTTAATTAGGTCATAGATTTTTCGCTGCGTATCATTTAAATATTGTAACTCCATAATTATCTCCTTTTAACAGTAGTTATCAAAGCTATATGATTACTATCATTTTCAGATTTAAATGTTATATAATTATTGCCTTTTGTGAAATGAATTTCTAGATTATCTCCTATAAAATCTTTTAACATCGAAGCTAAAAATACTCCGTTAACATCTACATCTAAGACGCTGTTAAAATTATTGTCAAACTCATGGACCGCTTCTACTCTATCGTTTTTTAATGTCAGTTTATTGCTATTAAAATTTAATGTTAGCCTATTATTATCTTCTGGATCTAAAACATCCATTATAGCAAGAATACTATCAGTAAAATCCACTCTTGGAAATATAATTGTTTCATTACAAGCAAACATTGGCTTATAGTCTGGATAACTTTCTCCTATAATTAAACTTCCTATAATATATATATCATTACATTTTATATAAACATACCGACCTTCAAAAGATATAAATACCTGACTATCATCATCTAATATAAAGCGCAAAATAGTAGCTAAATCATGTTTAAAAATATAAGAAGCTTGTCTTATATCAGCATTAATATTCATTGTGTCTTCAGCAAGTTTTACGCCGTTTGTGCCGACAAAAACTATTTTATCTTCGTCTATGGTTACATTCAAGCCTTTAAGAGCATTTCTTATTTCTGTAGGATCTATGCAATGAAGTACTTTTTCTATTCCTCTTTTAAGAATATTACTATTAATTATTAATTGAACTTCTCCAAAAGGTTTAATTATTGGGTATTGTGTCGTATTAAATATTTCAAATTTCAAGGTTTTATAAGAAGGCTTACTATTAGGAAATAAAGTTTTAGTTTTAATATTGCCTTCATCATTTTTAATAATAAAATGAAAATTCTTTGTACCATAGTTTTCTGATAATGGCACAAACCTTAAAACATATCCTTTTATATCTCTGAATTTTAATAAAACTTTACCCTTTTCTATAATTTCACATTCATTAGAATCTATAGTAATATGAACAAAACCATTAGTAGCTTTAAATTTTATATTATCATCAGCTTCAATATATAACATACCACTAATATCATTTTCATTCATTTTTACTATATTAGATAGTTTTGAAATTATAGTTTGTAATTTTCCTGTAGGTATTTTAAATTCCATTATTCTTCTCCTTTTTTTCTAACATATCTTTTTTACCTAATTCATAGGCTTCTAAGATTGCTTCTTTTATCCATGCTAAATCTCTGTAAAATACAGCATCCTCTGGTTCCATATAGTCACTGTGTCGTTCTATCTCCTTCCCATCATGTAATATTACAAGATCGCGACAACAATATTCTCCATCATCAATTATTTTTACTTCTAACATTTTTATTCCTCAATAATTTTTATCCATTGTGCCAATAACACATTTCTATTTGATGGTTTAATATGCATATTTTTTGCTTTACATGGTACAATATGTAAAAGTTCTTTTCTTTTTCTGAATTTTTTAAGAAAATCAGCAGCATCTTGATAGCTTTTCAAGACGTGCCAACCAGATAAATATCTTTTACCATGTGCGGCATCTCTTACCATTTTAGTGTTTGCTTCAAGCCAAACACCAGTTTCTAAAGATCTAGAACCATTATTTCCATGAAAAAGTGTTTTTAAACCATTTGGATGTTTTTCAACTATTTTATACAACGTTGTCATTTTTAATTCCTTATATATCATGTAGTAATTTTCTACACTGCCTATTAAAACTATCAATAGAATTTTGCATAACTTCGTGTACCTTATTATACTCTTCTTCACTCATAGACATAGCCTCACCATTAGGTGGCGATTCTTTTATAAACTTTTGGCTATCTAAACAATTAAGTAAATGCTCAAAGCTATCTTCTGAAATAATAATATTACCTTTTCCATCTTTTTTTGCTTCTAATTTTACCATCAATTTTTTCTCCTTAATATTTAATGCGATTAAAAAAACTAATTTCAAAATTCGCCGACTCTTTAGAATCAGAACCATGAACAATATTATGTCTTATATCTGTAGCTAGTTCTTTTCTAATAGTTCCCTGATTTGCTTTTTCTTTATCGGTAGCCCCTATAAGTTCTCTATATTTTGCTATAGCATTTTCTCCTTCTAACACCATCATTATGCATGGCCCGCTTGACATAAAATCCGTTTGGCCATCAAAAAAAGGCTTGTCTTTATGTTCTTTATAAAACTCTGCCGCCTGTTCCTTAGTCATTCTTATCATTTTCATATCTACAATTTCTAAATTTGCCATTTCTATCCGCTGAATAATATATCCAATTAAATATCTGTGTATCGCATCTGGTTTAATAATTGCTAATGTTCTTTCTTTCACGTATTTGTCTCTCCTTTTTCCTTTGTAAAGCACGATGCCTACTATATGGCCACCCACTCATGCCATTATTAAATCCACAACCACATTCTGATATATAAACTCCACAATCTAAACAATGAGATTCGCTGCCACTACAATAGGGGGTAGGGCAAGCAATATATTCATAATAATTTGGATTTAGGTTTTCATGTTTACATTTTAATACCTTATCCCAAAATTTATTTAGCTTCTTCATTAAAATTATATCCTTGGTTAACTAAAAATTTTATTAATTTTGCATTATCAGAAGGATGTATATACACAATACACATTTTACCATCATTTGATATAAAAGTAATAATCCCCATATTATTTATTTCCACTTTAATTTTTGAAGTGTCTATTGCTACTTCTGACATAATTTTCTCTCCTTATTTTTTATAAGTCCTTAATTTTGCTAATTGCCAAATATAATCATAAAGATGTAATCCTTTACTTGATGCTATTATTTCTCCATCCTCTACACCAATCTCTCCAGCCATATATTCCTTCAACAATTGAATTGCTCCCAAATTAGCTGGAAATCCGCCCCAAAGATCCCAGGAACGAAAATAGACGATAAAATGCAACTTATCGTCTTTTATACGAGTATCTATTAATCTTAAACATGGTGGATCTTTAAGTTCTATGTCTGTAGGAATACCAACTTCCATACAAGCTTGATTTGTATTAAATCCATCTCGTTTATACATGCGAATAATTTCATCAATCTGATTAACTTCATAAAGATCTCTATATCTTATAGTTAACCAACAAGAAAGTCTTTCACCATATGTATAATCTTCGCCAGATTTTTTTGAAAATGTCATTAAATATGGTAGGTATTCTTCAAGATACCCTTCTGCTACGGGATTTGGTATGCCTAAATGTGGGGGGATTTCTGGAAGGAGTGGCCTTACCCCAGGATATTTGATATGAACGGTTATGTAATCAAATTCTAGGCGCTGTTGGCCTTTATAACTACCTCTTTCTATTATATATTTTCTTCCAACATCTAAAATTCTATAAATACATTGAAACCACGCATCCGAAAGCGTAGTTGCTTCAATAAACTCTATGTTCATAAACTTCTCCGTCGCCTTTTTATTTGTATTTTCTAATTCAATTCATCTATATTATAGAATAAAATTACGATTTTGCTAGATAAAATTTTCATTTTTCTTCATTTTTTTTAAAAAAATTATACACCATTAATTGACACATCAAGACTTTCTGTTTCCGTAGCTTGATAACCTCTAAGGCGACCAACAAGAGAAGCATAAAGATGTTTCTGCCATCTATGTTTAACATTAGGAATTATATGAGCGTTTAAATTTAAGTGTGAAGGCAATTTACCATCTATATACATTCCTAAATCTATTTTTCTATAAGCAGACACTCTATCAATCAAATCTCTAACAGCTTCATCTATATTATTATAGTTTGACATCTTAAAAATATATTTATGTCTAACATCGACTCGTTCTATCATATTTTCTTTGTCTTGTCTATATGATTTAGCCCATATTGTCCAATGTCTATTTTTATCAATTCTATATACTTTATTTGAACCACTAACATAAAAATAATGAAAATTGTCATCTCCATAAGTTTCAAACATTAATTCTATAAATCTTTGCCATTGTGTTTCAAATCTTTCAAGATTTATAACAGCTTCATGGGTTTTAGGATTAATCCATGGAGGTAATTCTGTATAGTTATAATCAAATATTGGGGTCAAGCTAGCGCTTAAGTCAACAGATCTAAACATACCATAAATAGATGCTGATAAATCCAAAGCATAATAAGATCCATATAGAATTTGTAGTGTATCAAATACTGTATATTTATCTGTCACGCCAAATCTTAATTTAACAATTGCATAATTATTCGTACTAGAACTAGGAATAAGTCTAATATAAACATCGTCTTCAACATCATATATTGCTGTATTTATATAGCATTTTAAATTTGATATATTAAAACCTATCCAACCAAAAATAATTCCTCTTAGATCTAATTTATATATAGCTTTTATATAAGCTAATAAGTTCTTATATTCAGAATTAAAGCACATAAAATTAATTAAGGCTTTTAGATCTTTATGTTCTAATAAAGCAATATTAATTGCTCTTTTAAAACGAATAGTCCTAGGTATAATACTTGCACCCAAAATAACAGACTTTCCTATTGAATTTATATAAACTCCCAAATCAAACGGATTGATAGGATAAATTGAAGCCTGTAAATCTTCTTTATAATAACTTTCTATTGCTGCTCTTAAATTAAATGGAATTGCTATCCCTTTAAATCCTGATATATACGCGCTTAAATTTTTGGGTGGTATTGCATATATATACGCTTGTATATCACCAGGGCCGTATCCTCCAATTAAATAAATAGGTAGATTTTTCTCTACAGCAAAGCCTTTTTTACCAATTAAATATGCAGATAAGTCTGAAGCATAAATTCTCTTTATATAAGCTCCTAAGTCTTTATATTCTCTATAAAAAACATTTAAATAAGCTGATAAATCTCCATAATCAATTACATTCAAATAGGCTGGTAAATCAAAAGGCATCATATAACTTCTAATATATATACCTAAATTTAAACATTCTCTTTGAAAAATATTTAATCTTGCAGATACATCATAGTAATCATGCCACCATTCGCCAGTAATAGTTACCGATAAATTTCTTATTTCTATAATATTTATAATAACCTGTAAATCTTTTGGTGGTATGCTATATGCATAAGCTGATAAATTTTTTATATCCCAACCATGAATATAAGATGGCAAATCCTTTGGTGGTATACCATATATATAAGTTAATAAATTTTTATAGCTTGTTGTAGTACTTTTAATGTATGAGCCAAAATCTTCATAAGCTGATATAGTAGGTTTTACATAAACCGATAAATCTTTCACATCATGATCAAGAGCTAATACAACTATAGCAGCCTGTAAATCAGCTGTCTGTTGATATAAAGGAGATCCGAAAGTAAATTTAATATTGGCAGGATCAGAAGGCACATATCCACCGCTAGTAAATCTAAAAGGCATATTAAAAGCTGATGGTTTATTATATGACATTAAATTTCTCCATTAACCAGAAATCGTAGCTGGGTACATTTGTCCATATATTAAATCATTATAAACTGTACCACCTTCAGGATCTAAGCAAACTAAAAAGTGTGATCCGCTATATGTAGTCTCTATATAAAATTCTCCATCATCATTAGAAGTAGTAGATCCCATATAAGCTCCAGTGTCCTCTCTATACATATAAATAATGGCACCACTAATAGTAGTAGACGGTCCTTCATAAACATACCCAGAAAAATAAAATGGTTTTTCTCCCCATGCCTCTAATTCGGATATCTGGCACCAATACCCACCATCTACCCAAAGACCGTCAGCGGCAGAGGAACAAAATACTTTAAAATATCTATAACTAACTGGCTCATCTAATTCTAATTCCCAGACCGCATAACCAGAACCAGAACCAGTTCTTGTTGGAGCACTAAAAGTTTTTAAAAATGAATAGGTTACGTTATCATCTGATGCCCAAACATCTGTATCATCTCTACCACCATAAAAATTATCAGTATCTCTGTTATCATAAACAATAATTTTACTAACTGAAGTAGGAGATCCAAGATCAAGCCCGTATGCATAATGGATCTGCCAGTTAGTACCAGCACCCCATACTGGCTCGTCTTTAATTCCATCGCAAAGAAAAGCTATTCCAGTAGTAAGTGCGTCTGCACCAGCACCTCCGGTGTCTTCTTTTTTTAATCCATCTATAGCAGTTTTTTTAGTAAGTGCCACGTTAAATATTCTCCTTATATTAAATAGTTATTCCCCACCAACATTTTAGTTTAGTTTCGTAATCAGTTATATCCACATCATCTGGTATAACTGTTTTTATATACATATTTTTTGAAGTCTGAGGCTGTATATCCTGGACTTTAATCGCCGGCGAAATAATTAATTTATTTAGAGACGGGTTAGTAGTAGGATCAACAGTTCTTAATGTTATCTCAGTCTGATGATATTTTACTTTTGGTAAAAAATAGCCGTCCTTCTTAACTTCTTTCCAGTCAAGAGACCCATCAAGACCCCAAACTGGATCATAACTAATAGGAATTAAATTAGTTAAATTCTGAAATTCAACAAAATCTTCATATCTAAAAGAAAACAATGCTGGGCATTTTGTACTAGTTACACCAGCTATTGTAAAAGTTCTAACTATAGAGCCCTCATTGTCTATATATTTTACATAATCTTGATTTTCTGACCATACAATACACCCATTATATCCGCCCTTAATTTTAGTAGGTTGATTAACTTCAACATTTACATTTTCAATTCCATTACTATCAACATGATAAATATGATTACTATTAATATACCAAAAACCATTATTCATATCTGTAGTCATACGACTAGCTGTTCTTTCAAGGCTTATTGTATTTAATAATACACCGCCTGAACTATATCTATAAGCATTTTCGTCTGTATTATCTATAACCCAGCAACCATTATCTAAAGTACCACAAATAGCTCGTGGCTCACTCAGAGGCAACTGATGTAAAACTGTACCATCTGTT